ATCCCCTACTGGTGTAGCAGACTCTACTTCCACTTGCGCTTGTGCTGCGCTAGCTAACCTCTCAGCCTCGGCCTGTTCCCCTATCCTAGCATATGGCTGAACAAGATCAAACTTGCTCATACTCAGTAGTTCTTCCCATACCTCTGCTAATCGTATGCTAGGAATATGCTGTGTCATTAATGGGTCAGCACTCATAGCCTGTTGCATAGTTAATAGCTGACTGGATAGCTGATTCTTTCTGATGAACTGCCGAGACCCTATAGGTATTAGCTTTCCATTGCTAGTCAGATCATCGGAAGTGATATCTGAAAATAGTTCTGCACCAGTCAAGCTATCTATAGTCTTGATTGTATCCTTTCCATCAAGATTCTTATGAGCTACTTCTACTTCTGCATTTAGGATACTCTCTAGGAACTGTTCTTCAAAGTACTTAGCCTTATCATTAAATATCCTAGAGCTTGCCTCTGAGAGTTGATCAACCTGTCTCGCTGTCTGCTCACCCTTAGGCTTAACACCTAATTCTTGTTCAGGAGATCCTGCGAAGTTCTCCATCTGCCGAGTCTTCTCTCTTATCTGTAAGTCAGCATTAAGAACTGTAGTGTCTGGAAGAAGATTTGTTACACTTCCATCTATGTCTGGAATTCTATACTCACCACCCGGTACACCAGCCTCTGCTGAAGAGTTTTCCACTGTACCCACGATTACACGGGTTGGTGCAACCATCTGATCAAACATATCTGCCCTAGCGTTCTCTAGGTGGTTGATCAGGTATTGCATACCTACAAGATTCTCTAGGGGGCTCATTGCCCAGAGGTTATCATCCTTAATTCTCCAACCACAATGAAAGATCGGGGGTCTACCATTCCAAGTATCTAATTCCTCATTCCTTATAACGAATGTCCTATCAACTACAGTTATGACACGATTCTTTAGAAATACATTGTTATGCTGATCATAGATGTCACCATAGAATTCTAGGATCTCTACATAACCGCTGTTAAAATATTCAGAGGCTGAACCAAAGCCATCAAATTGTAATTGTACTGAGATGTCATCATCTTCAGCCATTGCTAATCGTAAACTATTCCTCATGTCCATGACTCTCTTCAATACATCTTTAGAGTAGCCTAGGGCATTATCTTCTTCTCCATCTCTTGCTAATTCCCCTAGCGTCTTCAAACTTCTTATTACTTTAGGGGAGTGTGCAAAGTCCGTGGCAAGGGGGTTAAATACTATATCTAAAGGGCTCACTCTCTGGGTAACCGGGCCTATATATCCTGTAGCGGCTTCACCCACTTTCTCTGTTATATAGGAGACCCTCGCAAAACAGTTACCAGAATCTATCCAATCGTTAACCAGACGCTGTATTGTGTTTCTAAACTTGCTCAATCTATGCTTTGTTCTGATATAACTTTCAATTGTTTCACGTTGCTCAACCTTAGCGGCTTCTCTACTCTCTCCTATGTAAGAGAACCAATCCTCATGAGGCATTAAGGATTGCATATAATTAGCTGAAAGATTATCTCTTATTTGTGTAAGCTTAGGTATGTGAGTACTATGCGACCAACCTTTATCATCTGGAAGTGTACCCCCTACTTGATCGTTAGAAGTCTCTCTCGTTGAGGTAGCATATAGATAGGATTTTGTCTCCGCTAATCTTGCCTTCCAATTAGTTCTATCACCATCCCATTTTGACCATAGGTTAGCAATCTCCTCTGCCATCTGATCAGAAGACTCTACAAACACTTCTATGTCAAAACTATTAGCACCAGACATTCATTATCCCCAACAATATACAGTTATATTAGACAACTCTATTATAAGAAAGTTCATTTCTCCATAAGGTATTGCACTAATTTTCTATTATTCTTTAGAAGAGAGTAGAAAGAGTGTGATATAATATCAACCTCTGTCTCTGTAAATTCTACCTGATATTGATTCTCCATGATATGCACAAACTCGTGAAGCAGAGTTAACTTTCTATTCTCTTTATTACCTAGATCTGTCACTGTTATCTCAAGTTCATCTCCATCAAATAAGCCATATATATTCTCAGAGATACTTGACCTTTTCTCCTCCTTTATCTTTATGATCATATCATTAACTTTCAAACTCGAAGGAAATTCTCTCATCTTATTCTCCCACCAAACCGTTTATTAAAACGTACATTCCGTATTACATTGCCACTTTCTATCGGCCTAGAAGGTGCCTTAGCAATTTCAATACACTCTGTAAGTACATCTTTAAGATCATCATGGGGAGGTCGCTCTAGGACTATCTCTTCAATAGCTATTGCAGTTACTCCACCTTTGTAGAAAAATACGTTACCATTCTTTACTCTAGGTATCAGGATAGCATGATGTCTCTCTTCCTTCTTCCCAGAGTTAGGAGTAGTTGCCTTAGGGTCTACTAGGAGGTTACCCCCATTCTGTTTAACCAGTCTCTTGACCTCATTGGCAACAAAATGTCCTCCAGCATTTGACTCTACTCTTATCTTCCTAAAGCTCCACTTCTGATGTAGTGCTGCTACATGTTCATAGTATACATTAAAGTCAGAGGTCATAAATCTATCCAGATCCAGAACATATATATTATTCTCATAATCAATACCAATCACACCAATAGCTGTGTAATCACTAGTCTTGTTCTCTGTCCATGCTACATCCATGGCTGCAAAGATATTTAGAGATCTCCCCCGGTAAGTAAACTTACCTTCAGTGTACTCAACCTCCTCTCTTTTATAATACTGTATCGTATCCCTATCCACTTTCTCTGATTCTGGATCATTTGGATCATTATAATACTGGGCTCGGAACTGTGCTTGCTCCCCTACAGAGTGATATTTAGCTCTGATCTTTGCTAACTCTTTTGGATCAAATCCATAATACTTATTGTCGTAGGGATTCTGGGATCGAGGCCATAGATACACCCCTGTTAGATTTCCGTCAGAGGTCTCTGCAATCCACTCTTTTACCTCCCACAGAGACTCCTCTCCTACGAACTCTCCCTTACCCTCTGCATAATAATCTTCTATCCAGAGAGGCACCATGGCTTCTCGGAAGTCATAGTATACATCTAGTGGGTGATACCTTGTGCCTACTGCCTTTGTTATTGCTCCGGGGTTTGCAATAGAAGCAAACTGAGCAACACCAGCCTTGACCTCCTTTCTTCCTGTCTCAGTGTATGCGTTCTGAGGTACTACTACATCATCAAAAACTAATTGGTCACAATGTAGTCCCGTGGTATTCGCCTTAATCGTCTTCACGATTACCGTAAGATCTCGGATACCCATCTCTTTTCTGAGAGGATGTTCTACATTAAATCCGGTGGAAGACCACTTATCCCTCTTACCCTCTTCTCTATTTAACATCTCAGGCCAGAGAGTTCTATATCTCTCACAAGTTATCATGTGCTTTATCGCACTGATCTGCTGCTTAGCTAAGTCATCTCCTGCTGTAAGGTATACAATTGTACTTGTAGGATCTCTTGTTATCTGCCATACACACCATACTGCTATACAATGACTCTTCAGATGAGCCCTTGGCATCAGGAGTAATTGATTCTCTTTATCATCTTGAGATAACCAATGGAAGACTTCTTCATGCACATCGCCGTAGAGATAGTGTGGGTTGAGGTACTTTGCGAATGCGTGCAAAGACTTCTCAAGTATACTTTTGGCTACCTGTCTTTTATTGTCCATACTTTAGCCATATCAATTTGAAGTGTAGTTACCTTATCTAGAATATCTTTAACATCACTCTTCAGGTCTACGAAGTCTTCTTTATCTGCCTTCTTAGTCTGTAGATAGACTAAGCACCATCCTATACCACCTAACAGTATACCTAGAGGCACCCATATCACTTCACTTTCCATTTTATATTACTCCATCAATTCTATTTGCTATTTGTTATGTATGTCTACCACTTTATCAAGGGCATCCAACGTAGCTTTATTCACAGAACCTCCAACAACTTTCTTCTTACTCTGTACATCTACCTTCTTACTCTCTCTAGCCTGCTTCAATACCATATCCGCTAATGCTCTTGCAGCAGATACCTCACCATCTTCTGTTCTTTCTATCAGTGCCGCCTTGGCCATGGATACATCTCTAGCTATCATGTCCTCTCTCCACACAGAGATACCTTCAAATTGGGACTCTTTTCTTCCATACATGAACCACTTCAAAGAACATAACTTTCTCCAGTGTGCAGTAGAACCTACCAACCTTAGAGCAGCCTCATGCTCATCCGTACATTCCATATAGATATTATAGGCTGAAGGGTAACCTTTGTTATCATAATCACGAAGGGAGTATATGGGTTTATACTTTTTACTTGAGGCTGGAGATATTGTCTCTACGAACAGAGACTCAGTTTTTGTTGCTCCACGAACATCCTTCATCTCTTCGATGTCTACAAGCATTCCATTTTTTTCATCTTCGTGTGTCATATCTATTCCTAAAAGTGGAAGAAGAAGGATCTAATATATTTGGGGAAGAACTGTGGGTCAAACGTCTGTCCATTAATTCTTAATGTAGCTTCCTCAAAATTTATTTTACGTTGTACTGAGAAGCTATTTCCTGTAAGGACAAGGGAGGCAGTATTGAAACCTATTTCCTCTCCGAAACCAAAGGGCTGCCCTGTGAGTATTAGAGAGGCTGTTGAGAATTCTACAGTAGATGTTAGCTGTACAATGACATCTACCCAGATGTTCTTTGTCCGAGTTTGATTAGCCATTAACTAACAAGCTCCGTCTCTAATTCGATTCCATTTATGCCTGTCTGATCAAAGGGTGCGCTCGTGTCTGGATCATTTATAATGAATTGTTTCTGTGATTCAAAAGCTGTAGACGTAGCCATTGTGTTTCCGGTCAATGAAGATGTACCTGAATGTAGATTACACCTCTGACTCCCTACCCCAGATACATTTCCACCATAAATGAACTTATCTACCCCTATGTAGGTCTTTCCTTCAAGGGCTGTGGGTAAGTCTGTGAGGCCACATTTAGTCTTATGACCTACTGTTGTAGATTCTACGGATGATGTTGAAGATGACAATACATACTCATCCAGCATTGCCCAAGAGTCTGTTCCTGAAATAGGAGTCCAATCCTCTACTGCTGTATCTGAGTTAGTCTTCAGTCCATAGATATGCGTGCGCCCCATAAAGTCATTCGGGGAGTTCCCTACTAGTGTATAAGCTAATAAGCCACTCCATGTTATTGTCATTCCTAGGCAACCAAAGAGAACATCTGTAATATTACTGTTTGTGTGATCTTGTGTATCCACACCTGTTAACAGATATATCTGTGTCCCATCTTTATGTATCTCCACCTCTCCATTGGCATTGTCAATCTTTATACGGAACTCATAATAGTTATAAGTATTAGTATCCGCCAAACCTGTGGTAGTTGTTCCAATTACTGTACCAAGAGTAGAGCCCCTTCTTATGTCTAACTGAACTTCCCCTGCACCTTGAGATGAAGCTGTAATAGACAGTTGTGAAGTTACTCCTTCTCTCACCCTTAATAGGACATCTGTTGAGGCAGCCGGTGTAGTCTGAGCAGTTCCTGTTGCCGCAATCCAAGCCCCTATTATCACTTCACTCGTGGCAGTAAAGGTA